CATTCATCGTGTGGCATCAACGCACCCAGCACCCAGGTACGATTCTTTTCTGCAGACGGAGTTACTGCTGCAAGCGTATCGTTAACCACTACACTAGGGTCTAGCGCCTCGATAGGACCGACTTCCTTTGGCATACGTTTACGAACACCTGTGCGGTCACCCCACGCATACATAGGACAGACTGGAACCATTCCAGCTTCCCAACGTCTGTCAATCATGTCTGTTGCTGCTTGCACTAAACGCTTTTCATAAGGTTGCACATTTTCATCTGTGTCCATCATGTAGTAACGTTCAATGTAACACTTCTTTGCAGCATCTGGGTCTATAGCACGGATACGTTCTAGTGCTGCCTCGATATCTGCACGACTAAAGTAAGTTGCGCCTTCTTCACCGCGATGCTCTGTGCCAACAAGCAGATGCTTGTAGAGCATCGCTGGCTTCTTTACCATAGCGCGAGCGCCATTAAATACAGTATTAAACTGCCAATCATCAAAAAATCCAACCGCAGGCAAGCCTGAGGATAAAGTATAAAGTGCGCCCATTGCGCCTTGTCGTCCATTAAGCGAGTTCAACGGAGCAAGGTTAACCCAAGCAACATCGTATGAAGACAAGTCCTCGCCTGGCGTTACTTTGCGCCAGTCAACTTCATGACCCATATCAGTTAGAGCTTTTACAATCAACGCGGGGACATCAATCTTTTGTATAGTGCGTCGCTCTGTGTTGATCTGTAAAGCTGTAAAACCAGTCATCAAGATTTTCATGCTACTCCTTAAATAATTGCTGGATCATTATCCATGCTTGCGCATGGATAATGATACCAGACAATCGTGATTAGAACGGCGCAGCTGGTGGTGCTGCTGGCGCAGGTGCTGGTGCAGCACTAGCAGCAGGTGCAGGCGCTGGTGCAGCAGCAGGTGCTGGTGCAGGTGCTGGTGCAGGTGCTGGTGCAGGTGCAGCCGCGGCTGTCTGTCCAGTAGCTCCGGCAGTAGCAATGTAGTACATCTTGATTTCGTTCTTCTTGGAGCCGTTCCATGTGCGAGAACCAACTTGCGCACGAAACGCGCGACCCTTGAGTGCAGATTCAATCTGTGCATTGCTTGGACTTGTTGAAAAGTACTCACGTCCAAGACCAAGTGCTGTCATCTTACGGAAGAACATTCCAAGAGCAGCAGGACTGTCCGGTGTTACAACTAGGTTGTCCCACACGAGACGCTTTGCATGAGCGCCAGATTGAACCTGTGCTTTAATTGCGAACATGGTTTTACCTGACTGTGCAACCTTTGCAGTTGCTTCTAAGACTACGAGGTCGTAGTCACCATCTGGAAGTGGCTCATAGTTGCCACTAACATCTCCGACGTCCTTTACAAGGTCGCCCCAGTTTAGAGTTGACATATATCTCCTTGACTAATGCGCTGACCCGGTTGGTCAGGACGCTTTCTGTGTTGTTTTCTTTTCACCAAACACCATGTCTAGCATGCGTTCGATTCCAAGATCTTGTTGTTCAACGACTTTTCCAAGTCGTCCTTGCACTCGCTCGCCAGCTTCATAAGAATCTGTGCGTTCAACGTACATACGGCGTACCTTAAACGGAGCTTGTAGAGGATCTGGGTTTGGCTGTGTTTCCACAGTGATTGCTCCCAGAATGTCATAGAAGTAAGGAGCTTGAATTGCAAGCTGACCTTGAAGGTATGGACGACTTCTTCCATCCTTGTCCTGACGCGCCATTGCAGTAAGCACGACAGCTTCTAGTGGTTGTGTTGGATGCATTGTAAGATCACGTAGATCTCGCAGTAGTGCGCCCATGTGACGGAGCAACTCGCCCCATTGTTGCATCTTCATCTGTTCAGTACCAGCGATTGAATCCATGCACTTCACTTGAAGTTCAGAGATCGAATCGATGATAAGAGACTTGAATTGATGCTTTCCAGTTTGTAGCCACTGGAATGTTTTAATAACAACATCGTAGTCACGAACATTAACTACGACAGTATCCCACGTTCCGTCTGCAACAGGTGGTTCCTCTCGCATTGGGTCCCAATACTTTACTGTTATAGGTAGGAATCTATGCCCACCTTCAACGTCAAGCATGAGACGAGGATATGGCGCGGTAACTGCAAAAGTTGATTTACCAACCTTTGACTCACCATACACCATGATTGTAAGCGAACGTTGTACTTCGTTTGACATACGTCACTCACTTCCTTTCTTCTCTTCATTGTTGTAGTACCCGTATGGATCGGCGACCACATACGCTTCACTAATTGCTTGTTCAGCGGCGCTTCCGTCGTCAAACATCGGACATATAGTGAAAAACTGGCATTTCCATTTGCAATCACGACTTGGTCGTGGATAGGCAACAAATTGATGACTGCCTCCGTCATCTAAGGCTTGGCGCACGTTTAGCATATCCATAAGTGTTCCATGAATACGCTGCCAAAAATTACGCAAGGCAAACACATTATGACGAACTTCCATCTGCTCATAGAAAGGTGGGCGAGCATTTGCGCTACGCTTAACCTTCTTTAGTAATGTAAAGATTCCACCTTCAGAGCGTTCATCGCCTTTGTTCTGTGCTGTCTCTAACATCATGTATGTAAGAATTTGTTCGTTCATGTGCGCCATCGCCGCAAAGTCTGTAAATGAGCCGCCGACTGTCTTAAAGTCACGGAACATACGAACGCCATCAGCCTTACGACGAACACGCATGTCAATCTTGCCTTGTAAGATAACCTTGTTATCAAGTAGTGGCATTTCAATAATCTCTTCTGTAGAAATCATCTCAAGCTCTGCGTCTATGCCATTTTCTTCAACCCACTGTAGATATCCTTCAAGCATAATTCTTCCAAGGTCTGCCTCTGAATCTAAGTCGTATGAATCACGCCCTTGAGCCTCAAGATCAAGTTTATCCTTTTCAATAAGTATAGTGTGCGCCTCAAGAAGAGGTATGTTCTTTGAATAGTAGTCGTCAAGCGCTTGGTGAATACGGGATCCTAAAGCAAGTGCGCCTGTCTTTGAGTCTGTCTTTGGCTGCAAACGGCGATAATAACTAAGCCACCACTTACGTCGGCAGTCCTTAAATGTTTGTACCTCAGAATTAGATATTCGTATTGGTTGAGCTATTCCGCTCATAGATTACCTGCCTTGTCGTCTTTTAATAGTGATAGCAATTGAGTCTTATCGCGAACGATTTGTTCAAAGTTATCAGCCTTGGTTTCAAGGACTTGAATTACACGTTCCTCAATTGTTCCTTCAGTGACGTAATCACTAATGATAATTGAGTCATGAATCTCTGAACCGATACGGTGCACTCGGTCAAGAGCTTGCTTATGGTCAACAAGCGACCATGGGCGTTGCAACATTACAAGACGACGAGCTGCCGTCAAGGTAATACCAACTCCACCAGCCTGAGCTGTAAAAAGTATCCACTTGATCTTGCCAGACTGAAAATCATCAACCGCTTGTTGACGTTCATCTTCAGTTTGAGCACCAGTGATGAGACCATGTGGAATCTTTTCCTTAGTCATTTCTGCACTAAGTAAATCTATAAGTTGTCGAGATACAGCGCATACTGCAACTGAATCATCGCCAAAGTCACCGTTCTTAATGTCGTCCATTAAGGCGTCAACTTTGCATGATGGACCAATAAGTGTTACCTTGCTTTCACCTGTTGATTCATCTACCGTAAGTTCTGCAAAAGAGCTTGCAAACTGTAGTAAACGGATTGTTTGTGTGAGTGCAGATGCTGCCGTTAAAGCCTCGCCACCTTCAAGCTCTGAGATCATAAGATCACGCATTTGGTCATAAGCCTTCTTCTGTTTAGTTGACATCTCGACGTCCTTGCGCTCGAACATCATCTCTGGGAGCCAAGGAAGTACTTTCTTCTTAAGCATGCGACGCATACGCGGATTTATGGCAGCGTAGAACTCTTCCTCCATATGAGGTTTAACTCCAAGAACCATCATTCCGCCAAACGCATTAAGCATGGTGTTAATCATTCTGTCAACCCAACGGGTTTTACTTGGCCATTCCTCTGGAGATAGCCAGTGAAGTATTGACCATAGATCTAAAACGTTGTTTGCAATAGGTGTTCCGGTAAGCGCAAAGCGAATATCAGCATCACCAGTTGCAGCCCACAACGCACGCGTCTGTTTTGACTTAGGCTCCTTAGATCTGTGAATCTCGTCGGCAACTACTGCCTTAAAGTTAATACGATTAAGTTCTCGTGGAGTAACCTCGCACTGGTTCTCTGTAACATTAGGGTCATGACCTCCCATAGCGACACATCGTTTAAGCGCTATGGAGCCGTAACCAGACAACTTGGAGTGAGCTCGTAGTGATTCCCAGTTGATAACGTAGACATCTGTATCTTCTTCAAATTGCTTACGTCTTTGTGTGGCAGATCCTTTAATAACAGTTACATTTACCGAAGGCCACCAGCGGGCAAACTCGCGCTTCCAGTTTTTCTTTAGGGTATTAGGGCAAACGATAAGTGCAGGAAAAACATCCTCGCCATTTTCCTGTAATTTCTTTAAAGCGCGTATTGCCTGCGCAGTTTTACCAAGGCCAGGTTCATCTGCAAGTAAGGCACGTCGCGCAATACTTAAAAACTCAACACCTGCTCTTTGGTGTGGGAATAGATCCTCATTAGAGGGGTCCTCAAGGGTCTCAGATTCCCGAAGATTGTTTGCTGGGGTTACTCGATTGGCTAACTCGTTGGTTGCCCAAGAGGCCAGTCTAGGGCCAATTACAAGGTCAGTTCTAAACGTTGAGCGTAAGGCAAGACATGTTCCCCAAGAAACTGGAACCTTCCAGTATTGGCTTGTTGGATCCCACTTAGATCCAGGGATACTCTTGCATAGTTCCTTAAAACGCCACTCAGTATGGATTATTACATTGGTGTTTGATTCGTCAAGCTCTACTTCAACTGGCACCTGGCGTTCCTCTCGTCATTACGTAGTACATACTATCAGGATTTTTACAAAAGCAAACAACTTTTTTGCTTAGTATCTAGAACTATTGTAACAGGCGCACTGGCTTCCATCCAAGTTTAATACAGCGGAGAAGGCCATGACGGATAGCATCAAGGGCGTGGCCTTCTCCTCCCTTGTGCCAATACTCAAGCTTCTTTAGTTTTGGATTATCAAACATTCCTTTAGCGTCGGAAGGAGACTGAAAGTAAATGTCATCTGCCTTGCGCCCTACATCAAGTAGACATTGCTTAAGAATACCGATTTGTTCTAGCGAAAACGGAGCCTGTGAATTGCGAACAGTTTGTGCGTTAATCGTGAATCTTTCACAAACAACATCTGCATCTGGATACAACTGCAAAGTGTCTCGTATTGGAGCTGCGTACTCTTCCTGTTGATATTCACCAGACCACATAAGTACTGGCTCACTACCCTTCTCAAGGGCAAATAGAGCTATTCCAGTGGCTTTACCTGGGTCTACCGCTAGAATCTTCATCGGTATTTTTCTCCCCAGTTTTCTAAAGGTCCATCAATTCCAGATGTTAAAGGAACGTCCCAACCTTCACGAGTTGTCATACATTCCTGCACAACCTTCATAATTTCTTGGGCGTCCTTACGTGGTGCGTTAAGAACAATTTCATCGTGTACTGGCACAATAAGAAGCTCAGTTAGATCTGCCTGGTCAAGTTT